GTCCCGGTACGAGTAGCCCCGGTAGTACTCACGCTCGGCCAGTTCCCGATCTGGCGGGAAGCCGAACACCATACTGGCCACCATCGTATGGGAGTCGCCACCTTCGACGGCTGCGATGTAGTTCTCGTCGCCCGACAAGTAGGCCACGATGCGCGCCTCGGCGCCCTGCTGGTCCGAGTAGAACATCATGTAGCCGGGATCAGCGGTGAAGCAGGAGCGGGCTTCCTTCGGAATGTTCTGAAGGTTGCTGCCGATACGGAAGGGATGCTCGCTGGATGAGAGGCGAAAGGTTTCGGTGCCCCCAATATTGAAGGAGGCATGGAAGCGGTTGGTGGGTGAGAGCTTCTTCGAGAGGAACTCGATCTGCTTCTCAAGGTCGCGGATGCGGAGGATGTGGTTGGCGAAGAAGGCACCGCGCGTATAGTTGGCTGCGATGCGTTCAAGGATTTCCCGGTCGGTGCCGACCTTGGTCTCGCCCTTCTTGGACTTGGTTTGTTCGGGAATGTTGAGCAGCGTGTAGAACAGGTAGATGAGTTGGGGCGTGGAGTTGTGGTTGATAGTCGTGCCCCACAGCGCCTCGCACACATAGTCGAAGTTGGCCTGCACCTTGTTGGCACGGGCACGCAGACCGGCGACTAGGCCATCCCGCTTGACCGTGTCGATCTGGACGCCGCGCCTCATCATGGTGAGGATCGGACCCAGCATCAGTTCGCTGTATTCGTAGGTCGTCTTGGACCACGCAGGAAGAAGGCCCCCATCATAGATTTCTTTGAGGGCCATCGTCTGCATCGTGTCGAGGGAGTTGTAGACGATCTCCTGATTAGCAGGAGTTGGCGTCATGTCCGTGATTGTTCGCACTGACGTTACCTTTCAGGAAGGCGTCCCGCATACGAGACAGGATGTGCAGCGTCAAGGGTGGACCATCGTAGGTCTTGAAGAAGGTGCGTACTCTGGACGGATCAATGTCGGCAGCCAGACATACTTCGTCGAAGTTCTGTGCCGTGGTGCCGTACTCGACCGTAAGCCAGGCTCTGGCCTGCCGCTTGTGGGCTGCGGCTGCCGGTGTCTGAGTGGCAGCCGTCGCATCTATCAGCGCCTGAATTATGACGCTGGCCCACAGGCGTCGCAGAGACGCATCATCTTCGCTCATGTTAGTTAGACTGCTCCGCAAACGCCATTTCGTATTGGGCGTCTTCAGTAGCAGTGGTCAGGTCGGTAAGCACGAACACATAGAACTCCTCGATGTCCTTGCCCGACGCCTTGTCAAGCTCCCTGTACAGAGCCTTGCCCGCATTGTCATCGCCTTCAATAATGCGACGACGAAGCCAGTCAGCGAGAATCTGTTCCATTCGGTAGCGTGCCCCATTTGTGAGGCCCTCGGCATCGAAGTTGAGGCGGAGCGATACTGCGATTTCCTTCATAGCCATTCTCCTACGAGGGGCGTCAATCGACGGACCCACTCTTATTGAAGTCCTTCTTGGCCTTAGTCCGAAGATGCTTCCATGCGCGGGTCGGAATGTGGAGGGAGGCTAGGAAGCCTAGCGACTTCTCCCATTCCGGTTGCCACGCATGGTGCCGAAGCATCGTGTCGAAGATGTGGCCTTTGGGTCGTATACTATAAGCGTCGAGGTACGTCAAGTCATATGTTGCGTTGTGGAAACCCCACGCCAGATCCTTCCGGTCAGCGAGGAAGCGGAGCCACAGCCAGATGTCTAGCTCGTCCTGCTCGGACCACTGCGACCAGTAGTTCCTATCCTCTAGCTGGACATAGAGGCAGCAGGACGACGAGGTTGCCACGGAGAACTCCGTGATCCGGCAAGACTTGTTCGTCTCGACGTCGAAGACGATCTCATCCCCGATGTGCTGGGTCGAGAACGCATACAGGTCAGCAATGTTGTCGGGCAGGTAGATCGTGCGCGGCTTGTCCACGAACCGCTGCTTCGCCTTCCGCATAGCCGACACCACAACGGGTCGCTCGTTCCACGCCATGCGCGCGTACAGGGAGGGCGCGTAGGTTGGCACCACTTGGAGGCCCTCGACCAACGGACTGTCAACGTGGGTGCCACGGAAGGTGTCGATCTTGTACTCGCCGGTCAGGCAGAACATGGCGTGCGCGCCCAGCGTCAGCACTACGTCGTAGCCTTGCAGCTTCTCGACCAGCTTGTCGCGGCAAGACTTGGCGAAGGGCAGCAGTTCACCGCCGACCTTGCCACCCACGAACAGGGTGCCCCACTTCTGCACGTAAGCGGGGTGCGCGAACGTAATCAGGTCGGGCTTGAAGTCAGCCAGCTTCATTAGTTCACTGGTGACTTGCCACTCCCACTCCGACATGACACCGCCGGCAGCAGCATCGACGGAGGGCCAATCAACTACTAAGGCAATCTTCATTCACGTGCTCCTCCGCTTTTTGTAAACCAGCCAAGCAGCGTACGCGAGCGAAGCATAGATCTTAGCGATAATCAATCCGGGTGCCCAGCTAACCGTTCCGAATGCCAGCCAAGAGAAGAGCAGGCTATCGAGAACTGCGCCGACCATGCCAGACAGGAGTACCGCTAGGGCCATGCCCCGCTTACGAAGCCGGTCATACACAGCAAAGTCTGCGAGTTCGGACAGGAAGAAAGCTGTCGCAGAGGCTACGGCAAGGGCTGGGGAACTGAGTGCCAACGACAGGACAGCGCCCGCAGCAACCAAGGCCAGAACCCACGCCCGACCTAGTGTCTCCTGTACAACATCACGAAGCACAAGCGCCGCACCGATAATCAGGACACCGGAGGGAGCCATAAGGCTGGGCGCTACAGGGATCAGGCATGGACCGTTGGGTATGCAGACCGTGCCTACGTTGGCAATCAACCAGTTGGCAATCGGAATGCAGGCCAAGAAAGCTCCAGCAAGAAGGTACTTCATGTTACAGTCCTTTTCGGTGTAGGGTTTTGAGCATCAAGGCGGGCTGCCATTTGCTCGATGTCTTGTGCGCGTTGGTGACGCGACCCTTTGTGGTTGCGAGCTATGTTGGTACTGTCGGCACTGGCGAACGGCCAAGGACCTTTGCTGGCAGCAGACATGGCGCGCAGCATATGTATCCAAGGCTTGCTGCCAGTCTTTATAGTTATCTCCCAGGCGCTGTCAATCCTAGAGTTCCAGTCGGAGGTTCCGATTGTCGCGTACGCACCTGAACTTCCGAAGCAAATCCTAGGCCATTGATCTATCAGCCTTTTAAGCCGATCTAAACTTTCGTGGAGATGCCAGACGGGAGCCACCAATTCTTTGCGATAGGGGTTGCCCTTCAGCAAATCATCATTGGCCTGCTCGTCACCATCTATTACATCCGGGAGAACTGCCCAGTGCGGAGGCGCCAACCTAGGCTCCAGCCACTTATAATAACCATCCCAATCAGCAGGCTTCCCCTTCGTCCAAGAAGTGAAAGCTCCGTTGTCCATCATCACCGACGCCCCGTTTCGCGTACACCAATCTATGTCGCGTGGTTCAGCGTAGGAGATACAGAAGTGCCTGCCGATTAACTTTTCTAGGTCTGCCCTCGGCGTGATGGGAGTGCCATGATAGTGAATCATGTTGCAGTCCCCACAGATTGTTTGAAGCTGTCTTCAAGGGGAAGCTCCATCTGCGTAGGCTGGATCACAACGAACGGACTGTGCCGCTCGGGCTTCGGCATCTCAGTCCCATGTTCTTGACGCCACCGCTCACGCTCAATCTCCAGCTTGGCGGAGGGGCTGTAGTTCCTACACATGTTAGCGTTCCCTGTAGAAGATGATGTCGCCTATCCTAGCAGTCCGTTGTAGATGGGGCCAGCGCCGAACGCTTGTGTCGTGGAAGAAGATCGCGCCGTCTGTCAGATCGGGATGATCGAAGACCGCAAGGTAGGCTGCGTAGTTGGCGATCTCCCATGCACGTTGGTCGCGGGGACGACGGGCCGCGTTAGTGCAGACCCATGTGAACTGGCAGGTGCCCGCGTTCCGCTGGTAGACGACGGCACAGAGGGTGTTGCCGAAGCGCCCATCTTCTGCCCGGTTGATGACGACCTGGGCCACAGCAACCTGCGCGTTGAAGGGCTGGCCCCTCGCTTCCCAATAGACTGCTTGCGCTAGACACCGCATCTCCCGCAGCGGGTCAGCAGCCTTCGCCACAACAGGGAGCAACGACGCCAGCAATGCCAGCGCCGCCAGCCGCCACCTCACCGGCCTTCTCCCACATCATGATCGTCGTCATCCCAGACTCCGAACACGAACATACAGACGAGGATTACTGTCACCAGTACGAACAGTCCTTCGTACCACATCACGCCTTTTCTCCCATGAGAATTGCCCTCATACCATCGGCTGCCACCGGGTAGCCGGCTTCGCGTAGCGCGTCTTCCGCTGTCTTCACCGCCCTGCGAAGCCTGTCAATCTCAGCGACCTGCGCGCAGGCACCCGGTGCCGGGCAGCCAATAGGCTCCGGAGTGGAGGGACCGAAGGTGCGCCCGCCCAACGTAAGCCGCAGACTGGCAACCTCGGCCCGCAGCTTGTCACGCGAGGCGAGGATCGCTTGGAAATCCTCGATTGTTAGAACAGGCCGCTCGCCCGCTGCCACAAGGATCTCGGTCACGCGCTGCCGCAGTTCATGCGACGGAGTTGATTCGGTATGGAAGACTTCGAGGATCATAGCGTCATCTCCTAGACAGCGGAAAGGGGCAGACCGAAGTCCACCCCTCCCCTGCCCTACTTGTTAGCGGATACTCACGCCGCCTTCTTGTTGTTGTTATACCAGTCCACCGAGTAGTAGCGGTCCACCTTCAGGCGCGGCGTGTTCAGCGGGGTGCCGTCCCGGTTGGCAGTCTCATGCGAGATCGTCACCACCACGTCGTTGCCCGGCAGGATGTCCGCCGTGTCACGGATGGTTTCGCCCACCACATCAGGGGAGATACGCGCAAGGCGTTCCTGCACGTAACCGATAGTCTTCTCCGTAATCCACTGCGTGTCACGGAGGCGGCACTTCGCCAGTTCCACGCCTTCCATGTCTTCACCGTGCATCGGCTCGACCATCGTGTAGGTCAGCTCGATGCCCTGCGTACCGGAGTTCGCCTTGACGAACTTGACGGACTGCACCGTCACCAGATAGTCACCCGCAGGAGCCTGCCGGAAAGCCGGGCGCTCGGAAGCGGTGTTCTCAATGACGGTATCGAAAAGGTCAGCCACTTGTCTTCTCCACTTGGGTTTGTCACTACGAGGTGACGGGGATACACATACATCTGGAGCGCGTCCCCGTCAAGCACTATCTCCAGAAATCTTTTAGGGCTTAGGCTTCAGGTCGGCACCGTTGCCTGTGTATACATGAGCATAGATTAGCTCCTGCTCGACCTGCTGGAAAAAAGATTCCAAGCTGGGCTTACGGGATTCCGGGTAACCTTTCTCTCCGTACAAGTCTCCGATACGAAGAGGCCCGCCTTTGAGCCGTAGCTCTTTTGATACGAAGTATTTCTTCCCGCCGGGCAAGCGCATGTTAGCGGCTCCCGGTCAGGCGGTCAAGCATGGAGGCGAGGTCGAAGTCCTCGACCTGCTTGATGAGGTTGGGTGCGGAGGTACGGAGCGAAGCCTTGTCGGTCGCGCCGGTCTTAAAGGTACGCTTGCCATCGCGCCCCACTTCGAGGTGCCAGATGTCAGAGAAGTAAGTCTGCATCTTCTTCGAGAACTTCTCCCCGATGCCGACCGGAATGTCACGGGCCTTACCCACGATCTTCCCTTGGTCATCCTTCTCACCAGTCTGCATCAGATGCGTCAGCACGATCACGGAGGCACCCACCTTGGGTCCGGTCAAGTGATCGAGGATCGCACCGTAGTAGCGGCCCGCCACATTGTAGAGCGAGCGCAGGTCACGCTTCGTCTCAGGGTCTTCATGCGCGGCCAGCAACAGCATCTCACCAAGGAAGGTGCCGCTGTCGATCACGATGACGTCTTTGGCAGTCAAACCCAGCACCGGGCCAAGGTCTTCGGTCGGCGTCTTCCAATGTTCCAGCAGCTTGCAGAACTGGCGCATGGAATCGACCGCCTGCTTCGGAGCGATAGAGGTGCCCGCGAACAGGTTGGTGTTGGTGATCTTCGCCACCGCATAGGTGTTGATGTAGACGTCGGCAGCGCCCGGCTTCAGGTAGGACCCGATGACGCGGCTGTTGCTGTCGAAGTCATGGATCAGCAGGCGGTAGCCAGAGTTGGCAAGCTGGGCCAGCGCACCAGTCTTACCGGAGGCGGGTTCGCCGCAGATCAGGATGCGAGGCGGCAACGTGCTTGTTTCGAACTTAGGCACTGAAGAGAGTCTCCTCTACGGAAGGGATACGATTGTTACGTGGATCTGTTTGCCATTGCGGACACAGGTGCGCCACCTGACACCAGTCTTGGCATCGCACAGCTTCACCTGGCCGGTGTTCTACATACAGGCCCGCACTCGTACTTGCAAGCTGTTCCGCTTCGACCGGATTGTCGAACAAGCGGACAGCCTTCACCGCACCACGCTTCATCACCGCCCACTTAGCGGGACGCGCCCACACATCCTGCTCGGAACAGGACTGCGCCTCGGCTGCCTGATGCAAGCGGATGCGTTCTTCGATGAAGGCGTCGGCCTGCTCGGGTGTCCAC